GCCCCATAACTGTGGATAATGATTTTACTATTGATGCTGCGCGCATATATATCTCCCAGAAAGCTGATGTTGATGGGTACTTCCGACTCCCTGCCGGCAAAGTGGGGAATACAAGCAAGGAAGCACCGCGCTCGTGTGTTGCTGCCAAAGCCGACACAGTAAGGATCATCGCCCGCGAAAACATAAAGTTCATCACGAAAACTGATTCATATAATTCTCAAGGAGCGACTCTTAAAGATGAGCTAAAAGGACAATACGGAATTGATATTATTGCAATGGAAGATGAAAAGTCACTGCAGCCTATGGTGCGCGGACAAAACCTGAAAGACCTGTTAATTATTATGCTTCGTAGTATGGGGGAGATTCTCTCAACACAAAGTACATACATCTCAGAAAGTCGTAAGATCAGAAATGCACTGATGACCCACTCCCACTTTGAGACGTTTTTTGGAAACAAGGGCGTTCCCGATTTTGTAGATTCAATCCCAACTGGGATAAACGCCCTTATTAACAATATCACAAATGTAGATGTTGGCAATATGACACACCAGCAGGCCCTTAATAGACTCTCAATGGTGTTTCTAGAGTCAACGGGCGCCGAAACACTTCATGAAGACACTGGCGTGCCCCTCAACATACTAAGCCCTTATAACCACAACAATTAAAATGCCACAGCCAGAATATTTTTTAGACGACCACGCCGCCAATGAATCGGGATACCGCAGCGAAAAGCTGAACATTCCGTTTTATATTACCGAGCAGCCCGGCCGCCACAAGGTAACTCTTACCTTCGATAAGTTTGAAGATACAGCGGACTTTGTTGGAGCGCTCCCGCGCATCCGAGGAAGAGCAATGAACCGTTTTATACTTCACTATTTTCCGGAATTCTATGTGCAATACAGGGTGGATATAAGAGGAAAAGCCTCGCAAGGATCTAACCCTAGTCACGACGGCTTCTATCATAGATTCCGTCAGAATATGGAATCCCCGGCCTTCGGTGAGCGTATCACGGCCAAATATTATGTCCCACATAACCCTTCAATTCGCGACTCTAAAAATATAGTCATTGCAGCTGTGACCGCCTTTGAGTTACAGCTCATTAAATCCGAAGTGGAGACGCTTAAAGAGGTGGTAACACCCGCCTATGACATTTATAACAAGGTGCGTAAACTAAATATTCCTGGCGACGACGAGGTGGAATCTTTCTTGACACACTCTCCTGTTGAATTTCGAGAGATGCTTGAGACACTCGACGCGTTGCCCTCAATTGGTAGGGCAATGCAACTGTTTAACGAAGATGAGGAAATCCTACCTTCTTCCAACAAGACGACGTTAATCATCGGATCACTGATGGAAAACAATAATCTGGTTAATGATGGAATGAATACATTCCAGCAGCAGATGAATGGATGGGAGGGGTCGCTCCCCATAAACCTAGATTTTAATTCCGCCAATTCAGGCATGATGGCTGTTTTAAATGGTGTTGTGGTAGAGAACTTGGTGAAAGAGATTACAAATGTCTATCAGCCCGGGCAAATGACATCAACAGCCAGGTTTAGCGACTTCACCGATGCTGATATATTACAGATATCCTTTGGTAAGCGCAAGGGACACACACCAAAGAAGCTAGCAATCTCTGGAATTACCTATATGGTGAATGAGATATCGATTGAGCAGCAAGTATTGAAAACAGGCTATATGACTAATATTTTATACAATGCCGAACTTAATGATCCTTTTGTGCTGTCGACCCTTAAAAATTATGAACAACTGGTTTCCCTTCTAAGCGTTTTTGATCGAGCAGACGACATAAACGTTTCGTTCTTAGACTTCTTGCAGAGCACCCCCGACGGAGAATTCGGACTGGACTCTAATTTTGTTTTTGATGATTTGCCCCAACCCGGTGCAGCAACAGACAACATCTTTTTGCGCGAGGCAGCCAAAGCCGGGATCATTGACCTAGGAGATGTTAAGAATTTAGAAAAGGGCTTTAAGTTAGCATTAACTCCAGAGGAAATTCAAGCCTATAGGAAACAGGTCCGCGACAACCCTGAAGTTTATAAGAAAGCTATGGAAGCAAATAAAGTTAAAGCTCTTAAAACAGGAAAGAATATCACCAAGGGAATTGATAGCATTTTAAAGGGTAACCTCCCGGGCGTAAAGGCTAATTCTAAATTAGGCATTGTGCTCCGACAGGTTGGCATAGACGAACTAGCAAAGGAAGCAATGATTTGTCTTACTTTTGGTCTTGCACCGGCCTTCTCGCGGCTTACTCAAGCTGTTGGTAACGCCATCAGCACGGTAGGGTCCCAAGTAGGGCAAGAACTTTACAATAAACCGCCGCCACCCAAGTCTTCCATAACGATCCCCAAAATTGAGCTGCCTAAAGTATTTACGGTTGATGGCGAGCTATGGCCACAGATACAGAAAATTCTTGTTGACACTCTAATGCAGGGAGTTCTAGAGGTGGTGAAGGCATTAGCCAAGTTGCTTAGTGAACTATGTAAGTTAAATAACCCACGCGCAGAAGACTATGGGGCTACTGATCTCAGCCACCTCGTTACTGATAATCTGTTACCATCGCTTCCTAATATTTCCAACCAGTCCGCTCTCGATCAAATGTTGGGCAACGACGGGCTTACATTTGATCAGATAATGAAATACCTACGGGATCTGTCAGCTATTCTTAGTTCTATGGAAATTTGTTTTTTGTTCACCAATCGAAGTGAGGTGACTTACGAGACGGTCACAAAGATCCTAGAATTTAATCTCTCCTATCATGATTTGCAGATCAGGGCAGCCCTTAATACTTATGGAGCGCTAATGGGCTTCTTTGCCAATCTATCACGGTTTGTAGACATGACGGAGTTCTGCAATAAGATTGCCACAGAAATCTATCAGGCTAATATGGACAACATTTGTTTGCTTGAAGAAGCGGCTCCGGATAGTATCACAGAGAAGCTTTTGGACATTGCAGAAAATGGACTTCAAATGGATATGCCTTCGGTAAATCTAGAGTGTCCTCTGCGTGATGATTTTATTGCCAACCCTCTTGTAAGTGACACACTCCCTCAAATGTTTAACACAATTACCTATGTGGTTGAAGACGAGTTTGTTAATTCTGTGGGGTCTGCTCTGCAGATCCTTAAAGAGCCCGACATTAGTGCCAATGAACAAACAAAACTCATGGCTGAAACTCTGGAAGCGGCAGAGATAACAGGGTCTGCCGGTGAAGGAATGGATAAGGTAGGAAGGGATATTCTAAGTAAGATGCAGGATGTTTTCGCTGACATGGGCACTCTCATAGACGATCTTGAAGAAAATTGTGATATTGGGGAGATCCTCGGCGTGGAGGCAGCTCAGGTTGCAACAGTCGTCGAAGTCGTCGTCGATGTGATGAACGAACTTTTGAGTAACGGCGAGTTCGCTGCAGCCTTAGAAGATATTGAAAATACGATGGCCAACATCGCTGGGTCTCTCGATCGCCCTGGCGGCATTTCTTCGATTGCTGCGTCCTATGTCTTCCCATCCGGCTTCGTAGATAAGTTCCAGGAGTATCTGCCTCCTAGACCATCTTATACTGCTGATTCTGCAGTCCCCTTAGCAAAAATAGTAACAGCTGGCCAGTTCTATTCTTCAAACCCCGGGGCTGCAGCGAGCGCAGACTATAGTGAATATAGTCCACTCCAGATGACCTTCGCTTTCCCCACAAAGTTAGCCACTACATGGGTGCCTGACACACGACCCAGCGCAAAGACATACGCTCTTTCGCCGGTTTATTCGATTGTGTCGACTATGCTAGCTAGTCCCAATGAAGCGGAGGTCGACGCGCTTACTATTAAATTCCCATCATACTCTACTGTGGCATCAGATAACAGAAGTTTTGTAGATGTTGCACTGAAATCTAAACTGATGCCTACAGGATCGGAGGCAATAAACTTCAACTTAATGAACTCACCGGTGGACGCTTCCGATTCCCGCAACGCGAATCCTTATGTTGGCTTGTTTGTGGACAACTTGTTGGGCAATATTGAATTTAATCAGAGTCAAGATAAACTAGAGAACAACCCGACCCTCAAGGCTCGCGCCTACAAAGAGGCAGACACAATCCTTTTCCCCATGGCATATGCTGGACTTGTGGAATCTACCTTTGAATATATCCAGGCTAACGGCGTTTTCGATGAGACACGACTAGATTCGCTTAATTTCTTTAATAATAACACTAACTGTATTCCCGAGAATGTGGCTGATTTGTTAGACATCAACGGCATTCTAAAAGAAATAAATGATGAACTGCTGGATGCGCTCTGTTACGATGAAGATGAGGGTATAAATCCCATGGGCTCTAAGATTCGTGATGTCATACGGTATGGTCTCTTCTTGCTATTGATTCAGATCCACATTGCTCAGTTTATTATAAAAAACATTTTCGTTTTTGCGGCCTATGAAATTGATGATTTCTTCACGGTTCCGGTTGTGAAAGAGTTTATGTCCGTCACAATCCGTCAGCAAATGGAAACATTGTTGCAGTCCCAGCCTCTCGTTAGTGAGGCGATGGTAAAATATTTTAATAAAAAAATCAAACGAAAGACTTCGCTTGAGATCGGCGGTCTTGCGAATACTTACAATGAGATTGTCTTTAAAGAGGACAAGATCTTCGACGGCACTGACTTCCCGGCTATCATAGAATACATGACGGGAAATCGTATTTTTAATTCTCGACTTCCGGTGTCTAACGCAGTGAAAAGATCCTCTGAGCTGACCAATCCTAAGAGCTTCGATCGATCCTTTGTGGAGGATGTTCTCACTGTGCAACCCAGCTTCTTTGGAGCAACTGATGGTGGAGTGACTGCCACCCCGGAATCCCGGCTGGTCTATCGCAGCGTCCGCCAAAACCCCAGCGCCCCTGATCGGAACGGGTCATATAAAATGATGTCTGTCGTTCATCCCACCCGCCTCGAAGGAAGGGATCGTGCAAGGTCCTATTTTTCCCCGAGCACCACTGAGGGACTCAACAGGCGCAAAAATTTAGAGTATGGAAAGTTTGTTTTAGAACGTCAAGTGGTCTGGACGTCGGTGACATCTAACGACGATACCCCGGTACCAGACATCTTTAAACATACTACCGGAACCTCTTATGGGCTCGAGTTGGATTTGTTTAAGATGGTATTATATAACCCGACCGTGCGCCTCAACGCCGCCGGCGCAGCAGAGGAACTATCTCTGTCATTCTCCGGGCTCGCTATAAGACATCAAATTGTTTACTATCTGCCTACACTGGACGAAGGCCACGACGACCTCTTTTATAGAAACTCGTCCAGCCCTGCTGTGGGCAGCTTAGACAATAGGCACAAATGTGACCTAGGGGACGGGCTATATCTTCGCCGAGTGGTTGTAGACCAACTAAACAGCAGTCTCCCGTTGGGACCGGGCACCGGCGTCAGCACCGCTGACACCGCGCTGCGTTATGTTCTTGGCGATATACCAGTAAGTCGCGAGAACCCCACCTCGCGCAAAGGCTATATTCAAGCTGAGATTCCTATTCTCAAAACGCAGCTGCAAGCGTACAACGAAACGGTTTCCGCTAGCGAACTAGAATTAATCATCGCAGACCCAGTATTTCAAAACTATTTCGACAAAGCATTTAATCGAACTTTGATTACCATGGTTCCTATTATTCACAACTTCTATTTAACAACCAGCTTCTTCCCCAAAATGCAACACCTCCTCGGAGGACCAAAGCAAAGATGCATCCAAATCTTTGTGGACTCTGTATTAAACGAAAACGCCGTTACCGCCCCCACTGCACTTAGCCCCCAGGCTCAAGCAGCAAACCGTCAAAACTCAGACGATCCATTTGCAGGACTTAACCAGTCGGCAATTGATTTCATCTTGAAGATGCTTATCGAAACTCCGATTAACATTTTGAAGGGACTCTCAGAGTTGCTAGATCCCCACGTTGCAATTTCCAAGATAATACGTAATGTAACAGGCGCCGCCTTCTCCAACGCTGCAAAAGCTATTGACGCCGCACCTCCCATAAAAGCGCTGCGTAGTGATACTCCAGCCCCCACAGAAGACGACCCAGAGAACACCGAAGAAGCCATCGCCCCCGCCATCTCCGGCGAAGGCGTCATGAAACTGTTGTTCTGCATGCTTCAAATTGCAATGAAGGCCTCTCAACAGGGATATGTACTCTCAACCACTCCTGTGGCTGGTGATGAAACTTTCCCACCGCCACTATCGTGGGATTCTGCCAACTTCCTGGGAGAGGGCGCCCTTGGAGAACCTGGCGCCGTACTTATCGGCAACCCGCCGGCGATTGTTGGATCTGCGCCCGGACTCCCAGAACTGGTCGGCGAATATCCTTTTGGTTCGGGAGAAGAAGTCGTTGTGCGCCCCGGATGGGAAGGACTCAAATATGTGCAAGGCGACAAGGACCCCCGCGACCCTAGAAACAATGTACCAGATGCAGTCAAGGATAACTTCTTCCCCAAGATTACCATTAAGGGAGTAGATTTTACTGGCACCTTCTTGGGGCTCCTTATGTTGCCCCCGGGCCCCTTTGGGGTCGTCTATCTTCTGTTAATGCTCCTCAAGAATGAGCTGGAAGACGCTTTGACTCCGGACGATGAAGCTGGAACTCAAAATGTTTCTGATGGAGAAAGTTCAAGTGAGTGTTAATTATAGAGAGGAAAAAATACTATGCCATCTGCCTTAGCCCCCCGCCTACCTTTACGCCTTGATGATACCTACGGACCATATGGAATGATTACCAGTTATGTAGAACTGGTGAAGCAAAACTTTAAGATGCTTCTGCTTACCGTTCCGGGCGAGAGAATAATGAACCCAGATTTTGGAGTGGGACTTAAAAGGTATCTGTTTGAGATGCCCGGATCAGATCTTCACACGGAGATAAACAATCGTATTTTAACTCAGACAAAAACATATATGGATTTTATTCAGCTTAACAAGATTGATTTTACGGCACCCGAAAACAATCCTGATCTGTTCCCGCACCAGCTAAATATACAAATACATTTTACAATTATTCCTTTAGGGACTTCTACATCGATTCAAATTGATTTTGATAACTAATTAATAACGGACCTTTACGCAATGGCAAAGAAACTACCAGCAATAGATTACACCAGTCGCGATTTCTCTTCGATCAGGAATGATCTTTTAAATTACGCGAAACAGTATTACCCCGATACATACAAGGACTTCTCCGAGGCCTCCTTCGGGTCTTTGATGCTGGACACCGTTTCCTATGTTGGAGATATCCTCTCCTTCTATACGGACTATCAAGCAAACGAGAGCTTCCTTGATTCAGCGATCGAATATAGCAATGTCGTTCGACATGCCCGCCAGTTTGGCTTCCGCTTGCCTGCCAGTCCCGCCTCTTTTGGCACTCTTACCTTCTATATAAGTGTTCCGGCTGCTGGTTCAGGTGGG